GGTCACAGGCGCAATTAGCCCACCTTCGATGCGCGCTTCTTTTTCCTCAACCTGCTGGCGATGTTTCGTTTCCCAGTCGCCGCCATCGTAGGCCACGATTTCCTCGGCCAGCGTAGTCAGGCCAATATCCATGCGCTCGCGCGCTGCTCTGGCTTCCTTCTCTGGGTCTATCGAGCCTGGACCATCGCCGTTCCACTTCGCGCCAGACCATGCCTTGCGTATCATCGGATCGGCAAAAAAGCCTGGCGCTGCAACCAAGCCGGTCGCAACGGCATCGGCCAGCCATTCTTCATAGACCGGCTGGCAAAGTTTGGTAGCAAGCCACTCACGGCGAACGCGAAACGTGCGCCAGGCATCGAGCAAGGCCGCTCTGGCTGCGCTGTAACTGCTCTGGAAATGCTTCGTCAGCACCTCGTAGGGGATATTCAAGCCAACGCCGATCTGGCGCATAACAGCGCTCACGAACGGGTCGAAGTTCGGATTCGGCCTATTCTGCACCGGGTTTTCGATGCTCTCGCCGGGCAATAGGTTTACTACAGCCCCGCTCTTGATCGTGCCGTCCCAGCGCTTTGCTGAGTCGATCATCGCTTGCTGAGAGGTGTCATCGAATACGTCCGTAAACGTTTCTGGATCCATTTTAGCGAACAGCGCGAACACGGCGCTATTCACTGCGGCATCGACTTCGGCATCGCTGTAGCGCGATAGCTGCTTGGGCTGCTCGATAATCGTCGCAAGCTCTGGCACACCACGGGTCTTTGCGCATCAGGTGAATGACGTTTCTGCGGCCACTGTTGCCGTAAATGGCAATTCGCTGCCACTTCATTTTGCTCGTCGGAATGCCTCGGCCTGGGTGACGGTCGGCGATGTGAACAGCAATAGGCTGGCCGCTTGCGTTCTTCTCAATTCCGGCGGTCATCTGGTCGGTGTCACCCGCCAAATTAGGGTTGGATATGCGATCCGCTTCGATGATCTGCAATGCGATAGTAAACGGCCAGTCCGGGCGATTCACGCCAGCCAAAACGACAAAACTATCGCCAGACTCTAGTCGGCTGCGAAATGCCAAGTCTTGCAGCTCGTAGAAATTCTGCTGGTCAAATGCGTCCGCAAACTCGGACTCTGCCCACATGGTAAACAGGCGCTCGGTATTACTTTGCCATTCGCTGGCTTCCTCGTCTTCCATGCCCAAGCGTTCAGCGTCTATCCTGGACTGGAGGGATAGACCGGAGCCGACTACGTGAGTGACCTGCGTCTCGATAGCGCCCGATGCAATCGGCGAGTTACGCACCAGATCACGGCTGCGAGCCCTGAGCTCTTTCAGGTCGCGGATCGTGTCCCAGTCACTGTCGCCAGTACCGGGCTGCCAGTACGTCATGCGCTCATGGTATCCAGCGCCTGAGTATCCGCCAGTGAGCGCCATCGCTGTACGCGCCTGGTGACGTTTTAATGCCCATTGGGGTGAAATCTGAGCGATAGCTCGCTCAATAATGCTCTGCTTTAGCTGTTTTTTCATGCTACCAGCCCGGTCGCGCAACGATAGCGCGGCGGCTGCCACTGGCTCGCGCTGCCAGCGCTTCTACACGCTGGTTCCATAGTTCTATACCGGCCTGAATCTGCGCAAGATCGGCGCGTTGCAGCACACGGCCTGCAATTTCGTATTTTTGACCGGCTAAAACGGCTGTTTCTGCCGCCAGATAGGCGTCGAGCTGCGTTTGGGCTTGGGCGAGTGTTATTCCGGGCATGATTTTCAGATTCTAGTCTTTGTTGCGTCTCAGGGCGCGTCACTCTGCGACTTTTTCGGCTTCAAATAGCGGTAAATTGTTGCCCTGCTTACGCCAGATTCAGCGGCAATCACAGCAACAGGCTTGCGGTTTCGTAATTCTGCGTTGATACGATCTAGTGTGAGTGCAGGCCTGGGAAAAATTCGGGCAGTTTCACCTCCAAACCGCTCGCGCAGCGCCTTTTCGAACCTTTGCGCCTGATCTTGACCTATTCCAGCGACTTCTTTGGCAAGACAGGCAAATTCTTGAGCATAATCCCTGCGACTCATCCGCGCCTCCATCCGTTGAGCGAGATTTTACCCGGCGCAACCGGTATTTCTGGTGCGGCGGGCGCTTCCAGCGCAGTATTCTGTACTATTTCGGCTTTTTTTTCCAGTCTTGACAACATTTGCTGCCAAAAGCTTGAGCGATTGTGTCTCGAATAACAATAATGCAGTGCCGCATAAGCGTAAACAAGGGTATCCAATGCCTCGTTTCGGTCGCTGTCCTTCTTCGTCCAGAATCGCTTCGGCATTCCGTTGACAAATTTTGTCGCCTGTTTTTCCGATGTGAGCTGATCGAAGTATTCCTCTGGCAAGCCCAGCGGGAAATGAAACACCCCCGCGCCAGTTTCCTCGGGGCGTTTCAGCCTGCCGTAGATCGTGGACTTGATGCTATCCACGCCAATCGGGTAGAGATGCGCCCCGCTCTTGATTTTCTGCCCGCGTATGTTGATGTCCTGCTTCGTCGGTGCGCCTATCGGCGGCCTGCTGCCAGACATACCCTTGCCAGCCAGGATGTGGCGGTTTCTATGCTGGCGCGTGAAACTATAGACCTCGTTTGTCTTGTTACCGTCGCCTGAGTCCACCACGGCAGCATAGACGTGCATGTCCGCGCCCGATGCGTGGCGTATCGGCGTATTGATGACATCGAGCACCTGTTGCCATATTTCAAAGCGGGACGGGTCGCCGAAAATCACGGCATAGTTCACGATCCAGGCTTCTTCGGAAATGCCCCAAGCGACTGTCTGGATCTCGATGCGGTTCTCTTGAACGTCCACGCCAGCCGTCAATACTAGCCCACCCGCCGGTGCGGTCAGCAGGTCAAACGGCTCGGCTCGCTTCGATAGGCTGTCCGCGTCGAGTTTCGAGCTGTAGGCTTCCTCCCATGTCTCGGCCAGCACGTTGTTGACGAACGCTTGCAGCTTTTTCGGGCTGCCCTGAGCTTCTACCCACTGGCGCGCGATCTTTGCCCACGATTTCCAGCCGACTGGCGAGTACAGCGCGCTGATGTGATAGCCGCGCCTTGCCGGGTCTGCCTTTTCCGCGCAAGTGGGCACCCACTCCCCACCGTTGAGCATGTCGGTCTTGTGCCGTTCCTCGATCACACCGCCACATTCCGGGCACGTCATGTATGCCTTGCGGAATTGGTGCCTACCTTCCTCGTCTTTCGGTATGACGAAGTTCTTCCATTGCAGCGTGTGCATGTGCGAGCAATGCGGACACGGCACGAAATACCGGCGCTGGTCGGTTTTCAGGTATTCGGCCTCGATCCTGCATATATCCTTCACGCCCGGTGTGCTGGTCTTGAATATCTTGCGCTTGCGCCCAAAAGTATTCGTCCGTTCCTCTGCCAGCCCAAGCGGGTCGCCTTCGCCGTCAACATCGAGCGGCCAGTTGCTGATCTCATCGGCGAACAGATACCGAATCGGCATCGAGCGCAGGCCAGCGGCTGAGTTCGCACCGCCCATGAGCAGAATCCCGCCAGGGAATTCCTTCTCAAGCATGTTGTTGCCGCCATCCCGGCTGCGATTCTGTGGAACCCTGTCGCGCAGGCTCGGCGTTTCCAGAATCATCGGGCTGATACGCTGCTTCGAGTAGCGCTTGGCGTTGTCTACGGTCGGCTGCACCAGCAGCATCGGACCTGGTGCCTCGTCGATCACGTACCCAACCCAGTTGTTACCGCTTTCACTGTTGTGGGTCGGAATCATGCCGTCGCCTGCCAAGAACAGGTGACGTGGCGAATCTACGCTGATGCACTGAACTGGAACACTGTCCACTTCTCGGGCTGAAACGATGCGACGGCGTTTGGTTTCTGTTGGTCGCGAACGCTCATCTAAGATACTGCGCATGCGCTCTGCTTTGCGGCGAAGCTCAAAGACGCTGATGTCCTCTCTGTAAGACATGAAGCTCACAACCCAAGCGTTCGCCTTTTTCAGTCGCTTCGCGGTCGGCTTCAAACCAATGGATCGGCACAGCTCCATGAACTGGTTGGCAAGCGGCTCAGATGCGGTGCAGAACGACATGCCGCCAGACTTCTTGCAGCAAGTTCCATCGGTATCCATCAAGCCGCGCAGAAGCAGTTCACGCTGATACGCTGATGCCCGCAGGTACTGCTCTGGAATTCGCTTCTCGATGTGCAAACCAAGCGCACGCAATCGAAGCGCAAGGCTGTCTCGGTGAATGCGAACGGGATCGACCGGCTTTCTGTTGCCCGGCTGATTGGCGTTGCTGCGCTGGCGGTGACACTCGGCACACGAGCCGTTTGCCATCGTCCCAACCGCGTGTTTGTCATGCAGGCGCTTGCAGAACCTCGATCCTGTCACGACAGGATCAATCATTAGGTTCTTTGCTTTTGCCGTGCCTTTGCCACGTATCAGCACTCGATGGCCACCACGCGCAATCCCGTATGCAATCTCGCGGGCATCATCTTCATGGGCCGTGACTTGGGCAGAAGCTCGGGTTCCGTCACCCAGCCAAACTCCAAGCACGTAGGGGTCAATCGGCAATTCTTTGCTTTGGCACTGGATGGCACCGGCCACATCGATGGCGTGGTTGAACCTGTTTCCACGCAGCTTCAGCGTGTCGGCAATTTGTTGCGTCGTCACAACAGAACGTGTTTGGCGGTGCCCGCTCAACGTCTCCCATCGGTGGCCAGCATCAGCAACGATTTTTGTTCCGTCAGAAAACTCGACCTCAAAGCATTTGTGGCCGACAAATACAGGGCTCTTAGCAGTCACTCGGCATTGGTTGCCGTCCTGGTCAAACAGGACATCTCCAACCTTGACTTCGCCCATGGTAGTCCAACCTGATGGGGTCGGAAGCGGTGTATTAAGCGCCAGAGCCTTTCCGGTCTGGGCAGCGGCCATCAGCACAACTTCCTCGATAGGGCTGCTCGTGCTCAAGCAGTCCATCGGCTCGCGCATGTAGGGCGTTCTGGCGCTTCGGTACTTACCCGGCTCTGCCGCACCCTTGCTGGGCAGCATCCGCTTGTCGTCTGCCCACTGCGTCACCGTGCGCCGGGTGGGCACGTTGAACACCTCGAAAAACCCACGGATTAACGGGTTCCTGGCGTCAAGCATACGTTTGCCGCAATTCTTGCACCGCCCGGTCTATTTCTTCAAGCAACAGCCGGTGGATGTCGTGCGGCTCACTCATTCCCGCCAGTTCGTCACTAATGCGGTCGGGGATGTTGTACATCGAGCTGATAATCACCGATGCTAACTGTCTGCCCTGCTTTTCGACATCGGTTGCAGCAACCAGATCACCTTGGGCTTCTTTCAGCTTGACGTTATCGAGCTGGAGTTTCACCAGTTCCCTGGCGCGCTGAATTTCGGCCAGCGGCATGCCTGACCGTGGCGACGGCGAGTCTTCTGGCTGCCTGAGTTGGGTTCGATTTCCAGCGATGTTATGCGGGCGTTTCTGCGGGTGCATTGCGTTGGCCACCCAGGCCTCCGCCTGAGTATCGTAATCAATGCCACTGATGCGCCCTGTTTTGGGGTCTTTGTCGGCATAAATTCTGCCGTTTTGAACTCCTTTTTGTACTGCCGTGAGGCTTACGCCCACACGGCGAGCAAATTCGCGCAGTGTGACAATTTCCATATCATCCTTCGCGGCCTGGCACCCACGCCCTGCCGAAACCCGATGCGCGCGCCGAACCGCGCACCGTCATACCGGAACGATCCAACAGGCGCTCCAGCTCTTCATCTTCCATGCCCAGCCTGCGGCATATCTCGGCGCTATTCATTCCGGCTTTGACCATGCCGCGCACGATCTCAGCCATTTTCAGGACAGCATGCGTACCCCTGGCGCGATTGTGCCGTATCGTGCTCATCATGCGATGCACCGGGTCGGCCTGAATCGTCACTACCGGCACCATGCCGCCAGTCATGGCGCGGATGGCAGGCGTAGCGCTGACCGTCCAGCGGTGAAACCCGTCCACGATGGTGTTGTCGGGCAGGATGCAGATAGGGGAAGTCCAGCCGTCCTCGATAATGCTGGTTCTCAGCAGGTCGAGCTCAGGCGGCGCTACCGCGTTCGGGTTGTAATTATTCGCCCTAAGTTTCCCGCGAGCGATCCAGCGGACACGGCTGACGGGCTGATTATCGGTGCTCACCGGCCTACCTCCGCGAGTGCCTGCTCAAGCGTCTGCCCGGTTTTCTTGCGGGTCAGATCGCCCTTGATCTGCATATTCCCGCTGCGCCTGCCTTTCAGGTCGCCCCTGAGCGCCAGAATGCAGAAAAACTGCCAGCTTGCCCCGCTAATCGGGTCGGCTTCCTCGGCGGGGATGTCTCTGCCCAGCGTCTTGCGGTTGTGCAGGTCAATCAGTTCGGCAACGTTGGCGCGAATCTCGCCCTGCTCGGTTTTCGGCCAGAGCGCCACCAGATCATCGAACCACGTCCGCCAGGTTTTGCCTTCCGGCAGTTCGATGGTTCCGTAGCCGTAGAGTTCCGTCTTGGCGTACCGGGCAGCGGTTGCAGCGCCGGGCACGCGCGCGATCATCTTGTGCCAGAGATGCGGCCAGCACTGCGCGTACTGATGCAACCCGCCGAGCGGTTCCTCGCCGTAGGGTGGGCACACGCGCTGGGCGCTGTGCGACACGCCAGCTTTGTCGAATACGTCATACGTCCGGTTGTAGTCCCAGCCGAACAGCTTGGGCGCCAGCCAGACATCCTCGGTCGTCCAGTCGTAGATCGGGCTGGCCGCGCAGTTATGCCCGTTTCTCGGCGACGTGATCCAGTTATCCTCAATCTTCATCGACACCATGCGCAGCCGTCGCAGGCTTTCCTGTGCCCGGATACCGCGAACATCGGCCACCATGCCGTGCTCTGCCCCATACACCAGCGGTGCGCAGTCGGGCATCGACATGCCCAGGCTAAAACCGGGCAGCTTCGTGATCGCGGTCTTTGGCAGTTCGCGCACCCAGATGCCACGCTCTGCCGGGTTCCATGGATACCAGTAGGGCGATTTTCGGCTGCATGCGTTCCTGTGCTGCACCGGAATGCAGTACCAGCGGAAGCGAATATCCGGGCGCGCTGCTACCCGGTGCAGGTATTCGACGGTTTCCGGGTGAATCGCTTCCTCATCGAACGTGTACACGTCCAGCGGTAGCCGTCCACGTTCACTGGCAACCATCAGCGCCAGATTCAGGCATACGGTGGAATCCTTGCCACCGGAAAACGACACGCACACCTTGTCGAAGCGGTCGAACAGCAGATTCATGCGCTCAAGCGCTTTGTCGAACACGTTTGCACGAAGAATCTTGCGGCGAAATAGCTTAGCCATCAGAGCGTCCTGATCGTTTCAATTTCGGATGCGCGGACACCATCCACAAACGTCCTGCCGATCATCGGGTGGCTCTCGTCTGTAGGTCCGACATCGCTATCCGGGTGCCAGGCGATCACGTCCAGGTGCTTGTCGGTCGTCCTGAAACGGTGCGGCGCGTTGGCCGGAATCCGCCAGAGTACGCCGGGCGCCAGTTCCGTTACTCCGTCCGGGGTCACACACTGCCCCCGGCCACGATGCACCACACCGATGCGGTCGCTCGGGTGCGTGTGCATGGTCTGCTCGACCCCAGGCGGGATGTGCAGGTGATTCAGGCAGGCCTCGCCCTTACGCCACGGCTGGATCAGTACGCTGTCGGTGCAGCCGTTGATGTACTTGAGCCGCCCCTGGCTCTCGACCGGTCCACCGGTCATGAACGGGAAATCGCCTCCAGGCTGGTAGATCAACAGAATCCGACCGCCCGGGTTGGTCAGATCGCCAGCGCCCGACTGGATCACGAAGTAACATCCGCTACCGATGCTGTGCGCCCTGCCACGGTGGCGCAGGGTGGCGTTTTCGCCGTCCACGACAAAACCGAACACCGCACCAGGCTTGCCGAATCGGTAAAGCGCATCCCACGCGGGGTTGTGCGCTGCAATAACCGATGCAGTGGCCGAGCTGAATACCGGTCCACCAGTCCACGGAAACGTTTCAAGCATCGAGGTACTTCCTTGCGATTACGAGCATGGCGTCTGCGGTCTGTTCCAGTCCGTGCTGTTTCTTCGCGGCTGCCACCGCGTCATAGACCACCTGACGGGCTTCGACGGTCATGAGCACGTTGAACGGCACCATATCGGCCAGCGGCGGCGGTTCGTCCTGGCTGGGCGCAGGCTCGTCACTAGCTGGTGCTGGTTCTTCGTCGGGTTCTTCGTCGGCCTGTGCTGGTGCCGGGTTGTTGACCTGCTCCAGCTTGGACAGCTCGGCCAGCGCGCTCATTTCTAGCGCGTCGAATTCGGACTGGCTGAAACCGGTCGAGGTGATGTCGCCCAAGCCTTCCATGATCGCCGAGAGTTCGTCCGCCAGCTTGGCATCGTCCCAGTCGGCGAATGTCGCGGTCTTGTTGTCGGCGATCCTGAGCGCCCTGACCTGATCGGGGCTCAGGTCTTTGGCTACATGCACCGGCACGGTCTTGAGTTTCAGCAACTGCGCGGCAGCGTGTCGGCTGTGACCGGCAACGATTACCCCATCAGAGTCCACGACAATCGGCTGACGCCAGCCGAATGACTTGATCGACTCGGCCACCTTCTCGGCGGCGTTCCTGAGCACTCGCGGATTGTTCGGGTAAGGCCTAATTTTTGACAGCGGCCAGTCTTCGATCAGCATACGGGCTTCGGCTCCAGTGACAACTCAAGGTTGTCGCATTGTATGCTGGTTTATTACGTTGTACAACTTAGCAATATTTTGTCGTTTTCTGGCAACGATTTGCCTATATTCCAGATAGGAATATGGGAAGCGTTCTATATTCCAAAACCGTGCAATAGCCTGCGCCTATCCAAAACAGACTTTCAATAGCTCCCACTACCTTAAACGGGCGAGTCGCGCGTCACC